AGAGTCGTAGCTCAGTATAATTGTGAGTCTAAGGCTGGAGTAAAGTTAATTAATGAGTATGAAAGTATAATGCCTATGCTATCAAGGTCATTTGATGATAAAAGTTGTATATTGGAACTTCAAATATATGACGAAAGGAATGATAGGAGTGGTGATAGTTTAGTAAATAAATTTATCAAGAAGATTAGATATAAATATTGGTCAACTTTATTTTCATCTAAGGAGTTCAGACAGCTACTAACTACAGACCTACACCAGCAATACATGGAGAAGATTGAGGAACTTCAAAACTATGATTTTAGCAGATATAATATAGATCAAATAAAATTAGATATGAATATCATGTTATCAAAAAGTGTAGAGAAAACTATCTATGAACTATTTGAAGATTTTACACATAGGTATTCACATAACAAAGAGTATTCAAAAAACATTCATATGTACGATTCTTGGATTACGAACAAAGCTTTTAAAATTAACGATAAAAAATGTATCATTCCATTAAATGGGTTTAGTACATGGAACAATAGAATTGATTATGATTATAGAGTGATTGGCAAGTTGCAAGATATAGAGAAAGTATTTAATTACTTAGACGGCGGAAAAACAGACAATCATGATAACTTGCACAGCATACTAAAAAATGCACAAGAAAAAGAACAAACTAAGAAGATAGAAACTAA